CCCTGAGGGTCCTAGGGCATTTAGCCCAACCTAGTAACGAGAGGCACGAAAGTGCGACATTGTTACTCGATTAAATCCACAGGAGAGAAACCGAATGGCCTACCAATATGCTAACGTGCTCACCGATGAACGCTGGGCATACCCATGCGTTGACCGGAAGACGTACGCTAGCAGAATTGTCGGCGAAACCGGGTCTCTCAAGCTACCTGTGGAGCAACGCGTGAAACCGACCGACCTCATTATGGGGATTACCCCAAGGCCGGAGCAGTACACGTTTGTTCGGAAATGTGCTCATCTAACCTGGACCCGGCCATATACCGCGTACTGCGGGGTCGGCTATAGGACGTCTCACGACTATCCTATGGAAACGTATTTGGCTGATCCTCCCGTTGTGAATTGGGAGTTAAGCCTACGTAACAAAATCCAGGCTGACAAAGTCTCCCTTGCGGAGACGATCGGGGAGTGGCGAGAGTCTGTCGGATATCTCCATGGAAGCGTCAAGGTCTTGCAAAAGGCCTGGCGCAAAATGAAGACAATCTGGCGGCTCCGCCGTAATCGCAGGGCTCTCGCGCGCTGGTTTAAAAGCCAGTTCAAGAGGTCCCCGAACTCCAAGGTTGAATTGCAGGATGCAGTCTCAATCGATCTCGCGGTCAAATTTGGCATCGTGCCAATGGCCGGGTTATTGATGGACTCGCTGGAAGCATTAAACCGGATCCAGCTCGCCTACAGACGTATACAAGTCACCGTGAAAGGTGCTAGTTACAGAACCGTAGACGGGCCTTATTCAGGATCATGCCGATCAACTTATGAGCGTAGCGTTAGAGCGGTCGCCTATGTCAAGTACGACGTGAACTCCTCGGAGTTTACGGCGGGTAACTTGGCGGAATCGCTCTGGGCCGGTACCTCATTATCATTCGTTATCGATTGGTTTTGGGATATAGGCTCTTACCTGTCGTCGTTTAACGCCATGCAGGGGGTCACCGCCTTTAGGGCAGCGATCTGCACGCGTGATCGTGTAAGCGTAGTGTCCGACTTCAACCGGGCGGGGGCAAGTTATGTGTGCGTAAAACCACATATATACCTGAAGCGCAGCTATAAACGGGATGTCATAACGACTATCCCGTATGCGCATTTGCCTAAGCCGAAGTTGCCGGACGGATTTATTTGGGGGCGCCTATGGTCCTCCACTGAGATCCTCTCCACTATGAGAAGAACCCGTGGTTAAACCACATATCAACCAACCTACAGGACATTACAATGCCTGCGATTGCCAATATTGTGGTAGCAGACGCTACCCCTAGTGACCATACCCTCGCTCCCATTACCGCCTCCATGGCGGCTTCGGAGTGGATGGAGGATGCGGCCGCCACCTACGACGGGAATGCCCGTGTCAAGATGGCTATGTCGCCTCCGACGTCTCAGAGGCCCACGACGCGCAACAAGCTCGATCTGTACGTTCCTTTGGAGCGTGAGGTCGACGGCGTTACCGTCGTGACCGACGTGATCATTTTCAACCTCAACCATGTGATCGCCAAGACGGTGACGAACGCGGAAGCCGCTAAGGCCTACGCAATGTTCAAGAACCTCGTGGCACACAGCACGGTCGAGTCCTACTTGTCGGCTCGGAAGCCGGCGTACTAATGGCATCAGCCATAGTATGCGCATCGATATTAAATCTTTGCGTGGGTTCTAATTCGTTAACCCTAGTAGGTGAATCATGTCGGTTACAAGAGCCTCACGGAACGACTCCGACGTACGTGAACGTTCAGCTTGGAGCTTCGAACGTGACTTCGCCCTTCGCTTCTATGAATGCGTTGGGACTCCGATCGCTCTTAGCGCCGCTATGCTCCTCAGGACTGAGGAGTATTCGGCTCTCTGCGGTCTATCGGTTAAACCTGAAAACTACCAAGAACCAAAGCAATTCGCTGAGGATTACCAGGTAGCCGGGTTACTCCGAAAAAGTCTCAACATCCCCGGTCAAACCGAGGAAAGTCGGAAAGCGAAGGCTCTCGACAAGTTCCTTGTCGCAGAGGCACACAACGCCAAAACAAATGCCCGCCTTGCGGAAGCTACGCTTCCGGACTGGTTCGGCGAGTTCAGTTCAAATGTCTTGAGGATCCTCGGACCCCTTGACACAGAGACTCTCGACGAAATAGCCAGTTTAGGCAAATTCGGGCCTGGCGCTGCTGTGGGTGTGCGGAGCGAGGGATTGGTACCCTCTATAAAATATGATGCCAAACCAGTGTCGACGTCCGACCTGGCCCCTCTTCTTCCCGGCTTAATGCCGTGGATGGTGACTGATTATTGGGGTGAAAACCTCCGTGAAAAGTCAGGGGTTGTGGAAGGTAATAGACATTTTACCGTCCGGAAAGATTGGGACATAGACCGTTGCGCGGCCACTGAGCCCCTGTGGAACTCGTTTCTGCAGGCTGGTATCGGTCGCAAGATGGTTCGCCGTCTCATGAAATTCGGAGTCGACCTGCACGATCAGCGACTTAACCAAGCACTGGCCAGTATGGCAGAGCTATGGGGTCTGTCCACGGTAGATTTAACGTCTGCCTCCGACATGATGTGTCGCGAACTTGTGTGGCTTGCCTTGTGCTACAATGGGACCACCGTTGGGAAACGCTGGTTCCATTTATTAGACACGGCTAGGTCTAAATCGATGAAAATCGGTAAGGACTTTCGCCGCTTGGAGATGTTCTCTTCGATGGGAAACGGTTTCACGTTCCCCTTAGAAACCATCATATTCCTTGCGGTGATTATGACCGTGGTGCCTTGGCAAGACCGGTGTCTCGCGACCACGTACGGTGACGACATAGTCGTCCCTCAGCGGTCCGTGCATCGGGTAGTCGAATGTCTGGAATACCTCGGTTTCCAGGTTAACGGTAAGAAGACGTGCTTGGCAGGCACGTTCTTCGAGAGTTGCGGGACAGATTGGTTTCAGGGCCATGAAGTCCGACCCTTCTTTCTTCGTAAAGAAGATGACTCAGCAGCCCCCTACGCATTACAGGCAGCTAACATGCTGCGTGCGTGGTGCATCAAGACTTACGGCGAGCTTCCAGCTCGTTTTAGGTCCCTATGGGGGTGGTGCAAAGGTCTGATTCCGCGTGATTGGCGTGTGCTGGTGTCTCCTGAAGTAGGGGATGTCGGCCTCCATGTCGGGCGCGACGAAGCGATCCGAAAAGGTGCGGCTTACCCGTGCCCAGTTGCCAAACTGGACGTGGAAGAGCCGTATTCGGGTTGGGAGGGTTACGTGACACGCAAGCAAGTTAGAGTCCGCCCGGTCCTCACGGACAGGCGAAGCTTTGGCGTGCTTTGCGTGGGTCTATCGCAACCAAGTTTGCAAGCCGTAGGGATCCGTTTATTTGGATCCCATACCGATACCGCGTCCTGCGGTCGGGAGGCCATCAGAGGCCTTTACGGTAAGCTGACTCACG